ACACTGTGATGTCACCATCGTAGGCGGGCAGGTCAACCCGGTTGCAGTAGTGCGCCAATTCGCGCAATACCTGCCTTGGCGTCATCGCGTACCACGCCTGCTGCACTGCCGGCGGATTCATGCCCATCGCTGCCAAGGCGTCGATCACTAGATGGATGCAGTCGCTGTCGCCGTAGCTGTAGCGGCGCCCCAGCAGATGCTCACACACGAATTTGAGCGGTGAACGGGATGCTGCCAACTTGCCAGCGGTGCAGCCGCCGTCCAGGGATGTTGGCTTGCACGGCATCCAATACCGAGTTCAGGCTCACTTGGATTGTCGTTTCATCCCAGCCGCCGCTGGAGCAGCTGCCCCAATAGCTGTAAAGGGTGCGCTGGACGGCTCCCGTAGAAGGCTCCCAGAGCACCGTGGTGACCCTGGCAACCCATAGGTTATCGAGCGCTTCGGTGATCCAGTTTCGCGTCATGTCGGTATTCGCAAACTGCAGATTTGCATCCAGGTTGTCGCCCTGCAGTGTTGCTACCGCACCGCCAAAACCAAACGGCAGGAACAGGTAGCCATTGACGTTTTGGTTGATCGCGTAGTTCTGGAAGCGATACTGCGCAGCTTGGCCGCTAGGTCCGATGTCAAGCAGGTGGCCGTAGGCGTATTCCATCAGATGCCAACCGAGCGACGAGTTGCACTGCTGTTCTTGAGACTACGCATAGCGCGGCGTTCACCTTGGATAGCACCTTGTTGTGCTGCCCGTGCCATGCCGCGCTGGAACTGGTCGGCGGTGACGTAATCCACGTTGTTGATGCGCTCCACGCTGTAGCGCACGTCGATTGGTTCCATTGTGGCGACACCACCTTGTTCTGTGCCACCTTCTGCACCAGAGCCGGGGATGACGTTATTGCCACGTGCGCCGCCGGCATAACGCGACATCGCCGTGCGCATCTTGCTGGCTGGGATTACATACTCAGGCTCGTTGCCTTCGCCGATCAGTGCGTTGGTCGGGCCGGTGACAAAGCCTCCTTCGGCAAAGGCGTACTGCTGCCATCCACCAGGAAGAACATTGCCGCCACTGCCGGCCGGATTTCCGCCGCCGCCCGCAAAACCTAGGGATTTGAGGATGGTTTGGAGCGTGATCATTACCAGTTGTTTGGCGATGATTTCGGCGGCCATTGAGACGAACGCTTCGCCGATGCTCTTGAAGAACGAGGACAGCGCCTCTTGGGCGGTCATCGAACCAGTGACCAGACCTTGGAAGGCTTGCTGGAACGCATTGCCGATTGCGTTGGCGCCAGTTACTGCGGCGTTAATGGGATCGGTTAGTGCGTTTATTTCGCCGCGAATTTGGGCGATCGCGTCGGCAGCACGCTGTTCATCTGTAGGTCCTTCGCCAGGGCCTAGTGCTGCCGACTCGACTGCTGCGCCGCGAGCTTTTTGAAGCCGTTCCAGCTGATCAACGTACACTTTAAGTGCATCAGCCATCAGACCTCGATTTTCTGCTTGTTTAAGTTCTGAGGCAGCGGTGGCTATCTGGAGGTCTAGCTGGCGAATCTGTTCTGCCGTCAATCTTTCGTAGTTAGCAATTCGCTCAGCTTCTGCAGGAAGCATACCTTCTGTGACTAAACGTAGATAAGTTTTGCCGTACTGAGCTTCCAGTTCACGCTGCTTGCGCACATCCTCAAAAGGCTGTTTAGCCTGCCGCACAGCCTCAGCATCGGCCAAAGCTTTATCGAGTGCCAGCTGGGCCTTAGCTTGCATAGCAATCTGTTGACGGTTGTTGTATTGCTGAGTAAGATTTTTGACTTGCTCTTTGTAGATTGTTTCTAGCAGGCTACGTTCTTGTGCTGTTAGGTCTTTAGTCAGCAACTGTTGCTGTAGACGTAGCTCCAGAGCCCTTGCTTCTAGATCCAATCGGGCCTGCAGTTGGTTAAGCTCTTCGTCTAACGCTGCTGCTCGGCCTTGAGTAATTTGTGCGGACTGTATATCAAGATCTCCGGCTTCTAACGTTGTCCGAATAAGTTCTGCCTGCAGACCAAGCAGTGCTTTTTGAACATCTAACTGGTCGCGCCCTGCTTTTGCGGCTTTTTCGGCGGCTTTAGCGAAAGCCTCTTGGCGATCAGTAGCAAGTTGCGTTAGTTTTAACTTACGCTCCAGCTGGGCCACTTCAGAGCTGGTGCCATTATTGATAGCGTCCTGCAGAGCCTTTTCAAACTCTTTTTGGATAAGAATTTCACGAAGTTTGAAGACTTTATCATTTGTCAAGTCTCCATCTGTTTTTGCCAATTCAATTTGCGTTCGAAGAACGCGAACATCCTGAGCAGAAGTGTTTACGCTTTCCTCGATTAAAACCGTCTGATTTTCAAACTCTGCGTTTATTCGGCGTTGACGGTTGAGGATACGCTCTTGGATGGCGTAGTACTCGTCACCAAAAGCTTTGTTTCTTGCTTGTATATCAGCTATTTGTCTAGGATCCCCCGATTTCTCGGCCTGCCGAATAAGCACGGTGTCTTCAATAGCTCCGGCTATGCCGGCAGCAGTAGGACCAAGAAGGTCGGCGGCTAAAGCTTGCAGCTGAACACCTAATTTCTGGAATGCGTTGGCTAACTGTGTACCAGCTCGTTCAAACTCACTGAGCGCCCTAACACCGTCCTCACCGACAACACGCGCCAGAGCTTGAGTCGCAAGCTCCATTGCTTTTTCTTCCTGTTCGGCTTTTTTGAGTGCTTCGATGTTTTTCTCTAACGCAGTTCCGCTTATGCCTGCTGCTTTTGTCGTTTCTTCTAAGCTGCTCGTTACTTTTGTTAGACCAACAACAAAATCGTCAATTACCTGTCCAATGGCACCGCCAATAATTTGACCCCCAAAACCTTTACCCGCAAACGATCCAGCGAAGCTTCCGGCTATAGATCCTGCACCGCCACCAAAAAGAAGAGGAAAACCTACGCCTAAAGCAATCGACTCATTTAGCTGTTCTGTCCTTTTTGCTCTATTTGTTTGTTGTGATTCAAAAGCTTTAACTTTCGCAAGTTGTTTACGTGCTGCAGTTTGGGCATTTGTACTTTTTAGTAGCTGATCGTTTGCGCGAAGTAATGCGGAAGTAATTTCTAGGTCTTCGTTCAACCAGCGAGATCCTGTCTGCAGAGCTGTTGCCCAAGATCCAGCTGCGGCAGCTGTTTTGAGCTGTAGATCAAGTGTCTTTCGTAAAGATGCTTCTGCGGCAACAGCACTAGCGCGAGTGACGCCTGCGCCGCCCGGTCCTGCCGGCTCCGCATAAGCCGATCCGGCTATGGGACGCCTTACTACTTCCCCGGCTTGTTGGTTAGCTGCTTGTGCTAGGCGCTGCCGAGCCGCTGAAGAAGCAGCTGCTTCCCTAGATCGAATTTGAGCCGTTCGCGCACGTAGGTCTTCTGCTACTTGAGCTGCGTCATCAAAGAACGTGCTCCAGCTACTTTTTACTAAGGCAGCCTTCTGTTCAATGGTCGCTTGAATACTTTTTGCTGTATCTGCCGCTTCCTGAAAAAATACTGTCCAGCTTGTGCGTGTGTTTAGTCCACGTGCTTTTGCAGTATTTTTTAGATCTTCTGCTACCTCTACAGCTTCTTGGAAAAAGCGGTTCCAGTTAGTTTTAAGATTTGTGCTTCTAGCTGCTGCAGAACTTTGTAGTTCTTGAGCTACTTCTGCAGCTTCTTGGAAAAAGCGGTTCCAGCCTTGCTGTACCTGTTGCGCTCGAATTAAAGCCGGCGGCAGCGCCGGACCTTGTTGGCCCACCCCCGCATTACCCGGTGTTACGCGCCGTTGGTTCGCAATTTCTTGTGCTACGAGAGAGTTCTGTCTAGCTCTAGCAGTATTTGCTTCTCCCAAAGCTCGTACGTATTCGCGTACAGCTTTTGTTTCTGCTTCAGTACCTGCACCAACAAGCTGCAAAGATCGTGCAGCTGTGTTCAAATTACTGACGTAATTTTGTATACTTTGAACAAGACTGCCTCGTGCGCTTACAACATCGTTAAGGCTGCTTACAGCTTGTGCTGTTTGGTTAATGCTGCTACGAAGTTGCTCAAGACTGCGTGCGCCCTTTACGCCGATCTCAATATCAGCTCTGTAAGCCACGGCGCTGCGTCACACTCTGATGCTTCAGTTTACGCGACAAAAAAGCCGCCGGGTTAGCGGCGGCGTTTGGCCTTTTCGATTTCCTTCTGCTGGTCCTCGTTCAGGATCTGGAAGTAGGCGCTCCAGCCGAGCAGCTCTTCGGCAGTCATGGTGGTCCGAACCTCGGTCAGGCTTAGCCCAAGCTCCTTGGCAACGCCAAATTGGAGCATGAGCCAGTTGTCCTTACGGAGTTCGGCGCTCAGGATTTTGGGTCGATTGGCTCGGCGTCGTCGGTCAGGATCGCCAGCATCAAGGACTGGAGATCCTTGTCTTTGACTTCGTTCTTCAGCACGTCAAGTTCGCCGGCGCTGAACAACTTGCTGCCGTTTTCGTCGAGGGCTTTCGCGATCAGCAGTTGGAGTGCAAAGGCGTTGGCGTCGTCAGATTTGGCTTGCTTTTGGGCGCGTTCGCGCTCAGCCATCGTCAGCGGTGCCACCCACATTTCAAAAAGGCTGCCGTCGGACAGCTCGACAGTCTTCTTGACGGGCTCCAAGTTGGCCGCCTTGCGGAGGCGGTCGATTGCGCGAGTAGGGACAGGCATGAACCGTGAGAGGTTTGGTACTACTGTAGCGGACTAGACACAAAAAACCCCGGTGGTTAGGCCGGGGTTGCTGAACTGGCTGTTATAGGAGCCTATCAGGACTTCGACAGGTCGAAGGTGGGAGCAGAGCTGGGGTGGAAGGCGATTTCCAC